GGGCAATTAAGTTTAGGTATTGACGGTGAAACTGGAGTTATACAGCATAACACTAGTGGCTCAAGTATTGATATTAGAATGCGTAACGGAAACTTAACTCCGACTATTATGAGTATTAATAGTAGCGGCAATGTAGGATTCAATAATCCTGCTCCGGAGCAAACTGTTGATGTAAAAGGAAATGTTAAAATATCTCCAAAAACTGGAGAACCAGAATCGGGTACATTCCAACTTACGAGTACTGAAAATTCGTCTTCAATTGGAACAGGCAGCATCACAACAGCAGGCGGCTTAGGTGTTGCACGTAACGTTTATATCGGAGGTGACGCAGATATCGGCGGCATACTACAAACTGGTAATGTTGCTCCTGATAGTAATAGTACACGAAATATCGGTACCTCAATTAACAAATACGATCAAATACATGCTACAACATTCTTTGGTAATATCCAGGGTAACGTAAGTGGCACAGTTAGTGGCAGAGCAGGTAGTGCAGATAGGCTTGCTAGTGCTACAACATTTGCTCTAAGCGGCGATGTTACACCAAGCAGTTTTGAATTCGACGGACAAACTGGCGGAAGTACAAAAACTTTTGCAGTAAGTATTGCTGATAGTTTTATTAGTAATAAAGAAGTTACTTATGATGCAGCCAACGCTGACGAATTACTACTAAATGTAACTACTGGCACTACTGGCGTTCGTAAAATTACAAAGCGTAACTTCTTAAAGACAATTCCACTTGTGCCAGCAGGCGCAATGATGCCATTTGGTGGCGCAGAAGCACCTACAGGGTGGCTACTATGTGATGGACAAGAAATTAATAAGTCTGATTACAATGAATTATGGATTACTATTCAACATAACTTTAAAGATGCTAGTTTAGTTAGCGATAATGGTGTTGCTAAATTTACATTGCCAGACTTTAGAGGCAGATTCGCATTAGGTCTTGATAATATGGGCGGACCAGGAGCGAACAGAGTAACTGATATTGCTGCTGATGCCATTGGCGGCAACGCAGGAGTAGAATCGATAGTAGTTGCAACTGACAATTTGCCAGAACATGAGCACGATTTAGAAGGCGCAAGTGGCACACAGTTTTATGGTGTTAGAGTTGGTGCTGGTGTACCAGTCGATGACAATGCTATTGAACTTCCGATTGAACCAGGGTTAGGTGGAACACAAGGCATTGCAAGTAGTGGTGGCATAAAAACAGATGCAACATTAGGCACACCATTAAATGTTATGAATCCTTTCTTAGCAGTCAATTACATTATCTATACTGGAGCATAACATGAGTTATCAACTAAACAAAACAGACGGCACATTGCTACTAGACTTAATTGACGGGCAAATTGATACAGCTAGTACAAACCTTACATTAGTTGGTAGAAACTATACTGGATACGGCGAGTATTTTAATGAAAACTTTATTAAATTACTAGAAAATTTTAGTAGTACTTCTGCACCCAGTAATCCTTTAACTGGGCAACTATGGTGGAATAGTACAGATCAAAGATTACAAGTGTATAACGGTTCAGTTTGGAAATCAAGCGGCGGCCCTATTGTACAAAACACTCGTCCTCAAATGGTTGCAGGCGATTTATGGATAGATAACCTAAATAACCAAGTTTATGCATTTGATGGCACAGATTTAATGCTAATGGGTCCGCAATATACAGAAACACAAGGAAAGAGTGGATTTGAAATTAGTAGTATACTTGATTCTCAGAGTAGATCACGTACAGTTGCAAATTTATATGTAGGCGGAACTCTTTCAGCAGTAATTAGTAGCATTGAATTTACCCCAATTTATGCGCAGCGTGTAATAGGATTAGTTACAGCATCGAATCCAAATGGTATTATCAAAATTGGTATGAATATTATTGATACTGCTAACTTTAAATACAGAGGTATTGCAGATTCTGCAAACGCACTTGTTACTGCAGGCGGCATAGTTCGAGCTGCTGACAGTTTCCTTCCATCAACTGCCGACGGTATCACAACAGGTACACTAACAATACAAAACTCAGGTGGCCTAACAATTGGCTTATCACAAAATAACGTACAAAAAGTTGTTGGTCCTAGATTTTATATTGAGAATCAACTTACAGATCACGATTTAAGCTTACGAGTTAAGTCAAGTAGCTTCGGAGCTATTTCAGTCGATGCAATTTACGTAGATGCAAGCGCAGGCCGAGTTGGTATATTTACAACTAACAGATTGCCAGCATATACATTAGACGTAGAAGGTGATTTAAGAGTCACAGGAGACTTAGTAGTTGAAGGTAATAAAGTTGCATTAGACATTACTACACTTAGAGTTGAAGATAAAATTATTGAAATTGGTGTAATGAACGACAGTACCGAACTTACTGATGCACAAGCAGACGAGTCCGGCATACAAATTAATAGCCAAGGCGGCAGTAAAGACATACTTTGGAAAGTTGCTACAAATGCGTTTACTTCAAATGTAAACTTTGATTTATTAGGCACTAATCAAACTTATAAAATTGGCGGCGCCGACAAACTTACAAACACCTCGCTAGTTAATATTACAAAAGCATTAGACTTGGATCAAATTGGTACACTTACTGTGCTACAAGTTGATGAAATTAATATTAACAGTAAAGTAATTAGTTCTACTAATGATATGGCAATTACTTCAACTAATGGTATTGCTATAACTGGCGGAGCAGATATTAATATCACTGACAGTCAGAAGATTACTGGTGTAGGAAAAGCAATAAGTGCTAGAGAAGCAGCAAGATTAGCTGTGACAGAATCAACCGCAGGAACAGTTGCAACTAAAGAATACGTAGACCAAGAACTTGCCACAGACCCAGTAGTGTTTAGTATGGATATTACTGGCATGGGAGTAGGTCCTACGCTACAAAATGCTTTAGGGGTATTTTTAAATGACTTATCTCCTGCTACAACTTTAACTACTAATAAATTTGCACGTATACACACAACATCATATGCTGGAGCAACAGTGCAAGGTGTGGATGTTGAAAGTGCAAAGAATGTAAGCTATATTGCTGTTGATTCGAACGGAACACAAAATGAATCAGTAGTACAGGACATTGTTTTTGATGCAGGCGGAGCAAGCGGAACAGTTATCCTATCGCCTAGTAGAGCAATGATGACATACAAGTCCAACGGAACTACATGGGCTTATCAGTCAACAACCACGTACTAAGAAAAACGATAAATAATACTAATAGCACTAGGGGTTACACAAATAATGGCATATGCAATAGATAGATATAACAACACACTGTTAACTACAGTGGAAGATGGAACAGTTGATCAAACAACTGATCTTAAATTCATCGGTAAAAACTACGCAGGTTACGGCGAAATACAAAATGAAAACTTTTTGTTTTTACTGGAAAACTTTAGCGGAGCAAATCAACCAAGCAGACCAATTAGCGGTCAGGTCTGGTTTGATAGCGGAGTAAGTAAATTAAAGTTTTATGATGGAGCAAAGTGGCGCACAACAGGCGGAGCAGAAATTGGCATAACACAGCCAACTGGTTTAGCTATTGGCGACTTTTGGTGGGATAGCGGCAACGATCAACTATACGTTTATAACGGCACAGTCTTTGTACTTATAGGACCACAGAACGCAGGCGAAGGTGTAACCCAAATGCAAAGCCTTGAAGTTCTTGATACTACAAGTGCTACAAGAGGAATAATTGCTTCTGTTATCGAAGATGAAACATTATTTGTTGTAAGTCCAATACAATTTGATCTAAATGCAAGCCAAACAGCTTTAATTGCTCAAGGCTATGATAGAATTAATAAAGGTATTACACTAAGAAATACCAAACTAGCAACGGCAGGCGTTACTAGTACAGCTGATAGATTTCATGGTACAGCAACTAACGCTGAAAAGCTCGGCGGCATAGCAGCAGCAAACTTTATTCAAACAGGTGCAGGTAATACTGTATTTACAAGCGCATTAGAAGTACCAGATGCAGGTATTTTAATTGGCGACTCGAATGATTTGCAAGTTAAAATTGACACAGATGGATATACTGGTGTAATTCAAAACACTACTACTAACGGAGATATTAAGCTCAAAGTTACTAGTGCAGCAGGCGCGTTAACACACGTTAGTACAGTTGTACCAACAGGCATAGTCCCAGCAGTAGATAACACATTTTCATTAGGCTCCGCTGCACTAAGTTTTTCAAATGTACACGCAGTAGCGTTTACAGGTGAAGCATCAAAAGCAGCTACGATGAGAGTAGGCACTGATTTCCGTAGTGCAAGCGCAAGTGCAACTAATAATACAGTAGCAGTAAGAGATGCAACAGGCAATATTGCAGCAACACTATTCCAAGGAGTTGCAACACAAGCACGTTATGCTGACTTAGCAGAAAAATATACAACATCAGAAGAATTAATTCCAGGTACAGCAGTAGCAGTATGCGATCATCCAGATCACGAAGTAGAGCCAGCAATTACAAGCAGTCATTGTATTGGTGTTGTCTCAACTGATCCAGCATATATGATGAATAGCGAAGCAGATGGTCAGTACATTGGACTCAAAGGACGTTTACCAGTAAGAGTTAAAGGTCCTGTTACTAAAGGACAAGCAGTGTATGCATGGGCAGACGGAGTTAGCTCAACTGTTGCTACAACAGCAATGGTAGGTATTGCACTCGAGTCAAACGATTCAGAAGAAGAAAAATTAGTAGAATGCGTCCTTAAGGTATAATTAAAAATGGCAGATATTACAGCGGCACGAATTAATAATCTACAATCTAGTATTGCACTTATATTAGGTACAGGAGCAGGGCAGAACGGCTACGGACAATCTGTCACCAGTGCCCCTGTTAGCAATGCAGATGTTGTTGAAGCAGCTGATATGAATGCAATTTATGCTGATATTCTTGCAGCAAGAGTCCATCAAGTTGGCGTAGGCGATATTGGTATTGCACAAGTTGTACAAAATCTTAATACGGTTGCCGAAGCAACTAGTTCATTTGTTAATAATTTAGGTGTAACAACTTCGGACCCAGACGGATTGAAAAAGGGAATTATAGACTTTGAAACGCTTATGTCACAAGTTCAAATAGACAAAGCAGTTTTGCACCCAAGTCAGGCAGCATTAGAGCCTGGAATATTAAGTGCTAGAACAAGTAATTGGAATGGCTTACTTTTTCATGAAGTAACAGTTACATTTGCATCAGAGGATGCTAGAAGATTCTTCTTTAATACTGGTAGTGAGCTTAGGATAAGTGCATCTAACACATCAGCATCTACTCCAAAAGGACTAGACTGGAACCAGTTATGCAGCCAAGCTGGAACAATAAAATTTAGTGCAGAATCAACAGTATCATCAACAGGCGGAGGCACTCAAGTTGGTAATTATGATTTAACAAGTGCATATCAAAACATATATCAAAAAATTGGCAGTGGAACATATAGTGCAGTTTATGCAGGCAACATTTATACTGTTAAAGCACGTTCAGATATTCCTACACGTATTATTTTTAGAATTGAATTTAACGATGTAGTATTTGATAACAATATCGATAATAATGTTGACGGCAGGCTTGAAAGCACATTACAACATTACCGTGCAAACGGTGATGTAACAATAGTTGCACCCACTTATTATAATACAGCGTCATTAGCATAATCATTCCACACGCCGCAAAGTTATTTTTAAATAAATACATTAATAGCAAAAGAGATGATATATGCCAACAACAGTACTAGCAGATGAATATAACGCCCTTAGGGTAGTGACAAATACCGTACTTGGGACTTCTGTCATTGCCTCGCCAAGTTATGGCTATGGACAATCATTTAGTACAAATGCCGTAGTTGGTACACGCACATCTGCTACACCAGCAGCAGCATCCAAAGTAACTGCACAAAACTATGAAGATTTATATATCGATTTAATTCGAGTAAGATCACATCAAATAGGTACAGCAGCAGCTATCGATGCATTTGTAATAGGCGATTATAATACAAACACAGCAACCGCTGATAAAATTGAAGAATCGTACATAATAGGATTAGTAGCTTTAGGAAATAATATTCTAACTGACAGATTCCTAGTTGATCCTGCACATTTAACTATTCAAGGATTGCCTAGTGCAAGCAGTACAAGATTAGACGCTTATACTTGGAATAATACAATTAGTACTATTTTTACAACTACCTTTACTAGTGCTTTACAAAGACGTCACTTTTTTAATGCAGGCGGACAAATACGGTTAAGTGCATCAGTTAATTATACAGGAAGCCAAGCTAAAACAGTTGACTGGCAAACGGTATTAAACGCTATGGGATCAACAAGTTTCAAAGCAGAAACAACGTCAAATAATGCAGGAGTTGGAACAGGATCTAGTATAGGCAATTATGATCTTACAAATAGCTATCAGTTAGTGTATTCTAGATCTGGCGGATCAGTATATGCCCGTAATAGATACAACGTGTATGCAAAAGAGCATGTAACAGGTAACACAACATCTGCAATACAATTTAAAGTAGAATTTGTAGATGGACTACCAAACGATACAAATTTTGGCATAGACGAAACAGTTCAAGGAGCATTTAATAGTATCGTAGAGACTGCGACTGCAAGTAGTGAGATATCTATTAATGGTACAACACACAATGCAGTAGTCGGCACTTCTTCAATAATAGGCACCTTAATTAGCGGGCTTTCCTAACCAATCTCCGCTTGACAAACCCTTAATTTTAATATATACTAGTAGTAATAATAAACTAGGAGTTTAACTATGGATGAGCGTTTAGAGAAAGCACTAGACTTTTCTAATTAC